CCGAACTAAGCACAAAAGGCCTGTTAAAAATGTCTGCAGGAGAGTACGTTGGTTTGACTCCAAAAGCGCTCCACCACGTCTTCTTGGTAATGATCTCGCCCTTGTTGCAAGCCTCGTCCATGAACGTTAAAACGTCCTTGCTATCGCTGTTGTTGGGTACGGCAATGCCCTCAACGCCGTCGCACTCTTGGACTTGAACTAAATTATCTGGCTCTTTGACCCCAGCGGTCGTTGAAGATGTTGAGTTTGCTAACCATGTGTTTCTAAGCGCGCCTGGCTAAAAGCAACGCCCTATACTCCGGTGCTCTGATATTGTAGGGGCTGCCTACAGGCCACCTGAGCAGTAAAGCTAAAAAGCTAAGCCTCCTACTTAGGGCTTTCGCCTGCACGGGTCGCTTGCCGGAGAATTTGCTAACCGTGTGCTATATGTGGGCCCCAGCGTTCACTTCATCCAGGAGGGAAGATCCTCCTCGCGCCACTGGGTTAACCAATACTCCTGCTTGTCCGTGACAGTTGGGAGCACGAAACCAGTGACGCGCTTGCACCCATCACGCACCTTGGGCGCCCACTCATCAAACACGCTGGGCGGGTGCCTAGCCAATTCCACAATGGCCGCACGACAATTCTGCAGCAGCACCTCTGAAGTGTTGTTGGGGGTACGCGCCCACCTCACGCTCTTGAGTATAGATTCCAAAGCCAGCGGAGCCACAATCGCGTCGTTAACGCCAATTGCGAACCCTCTCTTCAGCAACGAAACCTCGCGCAACTTGCGCGTGTCCGGTGCGCTGGCCTCCTTCGTCTCGGGGGTATAGTCAAAACCCAACCTAGCCATCTCCGGCACGATCGTGTTCTGATTATAATACGCGGCAGCAGCCCTAGATGGCGCAACCACGTGATCATCTCCCCACACAACAGCGCGAATGTGCTGGTCAAACGCCATGCCCATCGGGGCCAAACGCTCAAACGTAGCCCTAAGCAACACCAAATTGGTGAAGCTGTTGATCATCGCTGTGCCAGGATGGCCGCTCGGCAGCCCTCTCTTCCACTGGAACACATCTCGGCCAACCACCAAAAGCGGAGCTGACACGTGGCTCATCAGCTGCGCCCGGGCAGCCTTGTGTCCAGGGCTGTCATCATACCACTCGTTGGCAACCATTGCCCACAAGTTAAAATACACACCTTGCTGGCGCGCATCGAACTTGGAATGGTCGCCGGCGAAAACGGTCGCCTCGAGAGGGTCCTCAGCAGTGCCTGCCAAGTAACGGGCAACTACTGCCCAGTCCCCGCCCAAAGGATTCACGCCCACGCCAAAACCATTAAATGGCTTACCCTTCTTGAGCCAGTCCTCAAAGGCGCTGAACAGCATGCGGTACAAGACCACATAATCAAGAGGCGCCCCGTGAATTGGACGCGTACTGCCGCTCTGTACCTTGGCCATGGGCCTCAACTCGTCCTTGAGAAAAGTCACGTAGTGGCCCACATACTCCTTGCCCTGGCAAATGTAATCAAACAGCACCTGGCATCGCTGCCTAAACATCTGCCCAAGCTCGTGCTCTGGGTCTAGTAGCTCCTTCTTGCTGATGCCGAACTGCTGCCAAGGATAACCAGCAGACGTGTCCTTCGGAACGCCAGGGAGAAAAACCTCCTTGACGCCCGTCAACGCCTGCTCGACCGTCAGCACGGGTCGGTTGCCTGGGCGCTCCAAACTCCTGCAAGCCATGTTGTAAACATCCCAAGCGCACTTCTCCAGCCTGTTGCGCACTTCAGGCGTAACCTTCGGCGGCTCCTCGCCGTACGGC